TGACGATTCTGGAGGCTTCTGTGGGGAACTTCGCGAGTTCGACGAGTTTCGGGAGTTCGCGATTCTTCCAGTTTAGAGTTCCAGGAACTCGTAGGATTCTTGACGGGTTCTTGCACTTGATGTCTGCGGCACTCGAGAGTGAGAGCATCCATCGTTCAAGCAGCTGCACGAACTCGCGTTGTTCTGTTGGCTTAGTCCCAATACCAGCCACTTTGAGTCTTCGGTAGCAGTGGAGTCCCTTGCCTGATCTGACAGCGACTGTAACTTTATCAAGCGTTGCAGTCTGGTCCAAACCAGTAAGGTCATCGATGTCACACCAAAGTACACCAGCAGTATGGACGTCATTGTCCCTTCCTCCTTTGCGCCAGCGTGGCAATACGCCGACGTACACGTCATTTCCTTCGTCGCTCCATTGGATGCACGCCTCGCCGATTCCAGTCCAGTCATCGACTGTTCGCGGAAGCTCATAAAAGCGCATCTGATTTCGTCCTTGATTCAGACATCGAATCTCGACGAAGCCATCAGGATATGGCTCGAACAGCCATGACAGAAATGTCACGGCCTGCGATACACGATTCATTTTTACCCCTTACAATCCCTGCATGTCCAAGCAGGTTCCGACACATTACCGTAAACAACCGATTCAGCCCATCGAGATAATCGACGCGTATGGCCTCGACTTCAAGCGTGGTAATGCTCTCAAATACCTTCTCCGCGCTGGTTCTAAACATGGAGAAGAAAAGACCGACGACCTACAAAAAGCCATCTGGTACCTCGTCTGTGAACTTCACGGCATCGAGATCGCAGACGAAATCAATGAGCATATCTCAGCTCATCCCGCTTTGGATGCCTAGATACTGGCATGTGGCTTCGACTGCTTCTTCCCACGAGTAAGCGACGACCCAGAGGTAAGCATCACCGACAGACTCACGGAAGGCGATTTGACCTGGCGTGAGTTTGTTTTTGCCTGCCTTCATTTCGATCCACATTCCGCAGTTCTGTCCCATCTGGACTGGAATGAAGATGTCCCAGACGCCAGCCTTGAGGCCTTCAGACTTTAGTCGACCGGCAGTCGCCTTGCTTCGATATCCACCGTTTGGAATGGCGTGAATAGTGTCAAGGCGTGGATGTCGTCCACCCATCACTCGGCACCAGTTGAAATAAGCAATCTGATGTTCTGATTCTGTCATAGTTCAATCCCTTCCAAAGTCTCGAAGAGGACCTGCGCTTCCGGAAGTCCGCGAAGTTTCTCGAGCGCTCGCGACTGAATCTGCCTGATGCGCTCGCGTGAATATCCGACCAGGAGACCGACGTCCTCGAGCGAGCGTCCATCGATGAGGCCATCAAATCCGAAGCGCAGCCGGATGCAGGCCATCTCGCGGTCTGTCAGATGTTGCATCAGTTTGTACAGCTGCGCGTAGAGTGCCTCGCGGTCGAGAGCATCACCAGGCTGAGGAGTATCGGTGGCTACGTATTCGGAGAATGATTGCCCGTAGGCGTTCGGTTCATCGAGAGACTTGATGTCGACACGCTCCATCGAGGTGATGTCAGACAGATACTGAACATCGAGAGTTTTGAGCTGATGGCGAAGATACTTCGGAAACTCATCGATGCGCGACTGTATCCACTCGAGCAGTTCCGGCATCGATGGCGATTCGCCGTGTTTGAGGACGTATGCCTGGCGCGAGATGCGGATGTGAGTGATCTTCGCGATGACGTGCGAAGGTAGTCGAATCTCGCGACCACGATTCTCGACTCCTCGACCGATGGCCTGTCGAATCCAGTTCGTGGCATACGTGCTGAATCTGTAGCCCTTGTTCGGGTCGTACCGCTGGATGGCGTGATGTAGTCCGAGCATCCCATCAGTCATCATGTCTTCGTGAGTGCATCCACGGCCCTTGAAGCGTTTCGCGATGATGGAGATCAGGCGCTGGTTGTACGTCATCAGTTCTTCGGTCGCACGCTTGATGTCTCGCTCGGTTCCTGCCTGCACCATGCGACCTAGAAAAAACTCCTCCTGTGGAAGGAGGAGGTCTTGACCACTGGCGAGTCTACTGGAGCGGTATTGGCTCCATGTGTCTATGCGCTTAGTCACGAGCGGCCATCGCCTGATGTGCTTTGTGGTCTGCGCTGTTTGGCGTATTCCAGCTGTGAGCCATCGCACACGCCATCCACGTAAACATCACGACCAGGACGAATCCTCCTAGAGTCTGGATGCGTCGCTGTGTCTTCTTCCTGCGCTCGCGCTTGAGCTCACGCTGGGAGCAGATTGTGCAGATGCGATGACCACGGCCATAAGGCACAGCGTTCGGGCGGTTGCATTCGATGCAGGTTACTTTGATGTCCATTTGAGTTTTCCTATTCCTTCTATTGTTGTTATTCGGGGAGTGTTTGTCCCATGCGTTTACACAGGATCCATTGAGCGACTTCGTATTCAGTCCGACCGATGGCATCAGCGATGCGCTTGATGGTCGACTGCCTGACAGCATGTCCACCGGAGAGCATCCGACAGACGGCTGATTTGTGGATGCCGAGCTTCTCAGCGATTTCCACTTGTGTATGTCCGTAAATCATGACCTCAATATTCCACACGTTGACACATTATGTCAACCCGTGCTAGGATGTTTATGTAGTTGGACGCTACATCGGAAGGATTAGGACAATGAACCAGGAACGGATTGACCTGAAGTGGAAGTGCGGACACACCGCCTTCATCATGGTCGGATATTCTCAGGCTGACCTGCGTTACAAAATGGCCATGATGGCTTCGACGCTCGAGATCTGCGCTAGTTGCGAGAACAAACTTGCAATCGAACGCGCGTGGAAGGTCACGCAGATGATTCTCCAGCCGACACCAGTCGCGCTGAGCGGGTCAGAGAAACAGATTGAGTGGGCTCGCTCGATTCGCACCACGAAGTATGAAGCACTGGCACATGTGCTTGACTGTCTCCGCCATGCATACGAAACACGCCAGGATGAATGGCCAGCAATTGCACAAGCAATTACACACGTGGTCAATGACGTGTCTATTTGGCGGTCTTATACACAGTCCGGCGCCATCATCGACAGACGGAACATCAACTGGACGACAGCGTTTAGGAATGCCTTGAGTCGGGCAGGATTGTATTTGGGAGGATTAGGATAATGACAATGTCGGAGACAATCGGTGCAATCGCGCCGGCGCTTGTGAAGGCACAGGCGGAAATCAAACCAATCGTCAAGGATTCGACGAATCCAGCGTTTCGCTCGAAGTACACATCGCTTGATGCCATCATGGAGGTCGTACGACCAGTGATGGCGAAACATGGTCTGTTCGTCGTTCAGTCGGTGCTGGACACCATCGATGGAGAACACAGCACCAGCATCACCGTCGAGAGTCGCGTGATTCACAGCTCAGGCGAGTGGATCGCTGGAGTCGTCCAGGTTCCAGTGATGCAACAGACCAGCCACGGATTCGGCAGCGCACTGTCGTATGGTCGACGCTACAGCCTCAGCGCACTTCTCAGCCTAGCATCTGACGAGGATGACGATGGTAATGGCGCGATAGGACAACAGTCACAGGCACGTCCACAGCTGAAGCCGGGACCACCAGCTCAGAACACTGTTCGCAAACTTGCGCCAACACCGAAGCCGATACCGGGATACCACAACGGTTCACACTTTGTCCTGGGAGAAGAGGAGCCGACAAACTGATGGAGATTCGAGGAAAGATAGGCAACGCGCCTGATCTGTTGAAATACGCGATGCGTGCGATGTCTGATTCCTATATGGAAGGACTCGAAGTCATTGGATTCGTCGCGACTCAAAGATTCCTGACTGCAATGAACGAGCATCTGAAGAATGAAGACAAGACCAGCCCGAACAAGTTGTTCGGGCTTCCGCTCGAAGTCCATTCAAACAGTGCTATGCAGCCGATGGTCATGGCATTCATCACGGAAGCGATGTCCGAAGACGAAGCTCGTCGCACGATGCATTTTTACGTCAACGACGAGGAACCAGAGTCTGAACCATTGCAGATTGAAGGTGATGCATGACATCGGAGTGCTTCTACTGCGGAGCGATGTTCTGTCACTCTGCGAAAAAGGCTGGCGATCACATGCCAATACCTGAGCGAAACGGCGGCACGGACATTGTTCCGTGCTGTTCCGCCTGTCATGACATGAAAGATCGTATTCCTTTGTATGATTGGCATGATCTTGCATGGAAAGAAATCGATGCATCGTGGCCACTATATGGACGTTACACACGATTATGGTTGGCTAAGTGTCTAGCTCTTTGGAGTGATTCTAATGCTAGGATTGAAGCTGAGCGACAAAAAGAAAAGGTCAAACGATGAGCACGAAACTTGTATGGATAACACCAGACGCGGAGAAGGTCATCGGGTATTGTGCTCGAGTCTCGAACCCATCGAACCAGGACAATCCGGATGTCTCTCGACTGCTTCGGTATTGTGTCGGACACGGACACTGGAGCATCTTCGAGCAGGCATCGATGTGCGTCGAGATAAAGACCACACGAGCGATTGCAGCTCAGATTCTCCGACATCGTTCGTTCTCGTTCCAGGAGTTTTCCCAGCGGTACGCGACAGTGGTCGAAGACATCGAGGTTCCAGCAATGCGCCTCGCTGGCGCTCACAATCGCCAATCTAGCCTCCCATTACCGAAGGTGGAAGAACTGACCAAAGAACAGCAGGACGCGCTGTATTTGGTTGGTTCTGCCATCGAGTTTTGCACCGATGTCTATCGCGATCTGATGGCAAATGGAATCGCTGCCGAGACTGCTCGCATGGTGCTTCCGCTTTGCACTCCGACCACGATGTACATGTCAGGGACCATTCGTTCCTGGATTCATTATGTGCAGCTGCGAACAGGTGCAGACACGCAGCTCGAGCATCGCGACATCGCACAGAGCATTCAGAACATCATGCTCGAACATCTGCCGATAACGATGGAAGCGCTGTCGTGAAGTTCGGCGATCTCATGCCACATGCAGACCTTCCTCCATATGCTGAATACCTGGAAGCATGGGAAAAGGAACATAAGCCGGTATATCCAAAGTTAGACCCGTGCATGCATGGGTCTACTGTCATTACAAAGAAAATAGATATCGCCGGTCGAATTCACTATCGAGTCAGATGCACAGAATGTGCGCGCATGGTTAAGCCATTGAAAAAAGTCGATGCCATAAAGTTAATTCAAGCCACTATGCCACCTGATGACGATGAATTAACTGACAGTATTCGTGCTAGTCCATCAAACGAACGTAGATTCCAAATGGAACAATTACATGTGGAATACGTGCGACTTTACAAAGAATACGTGCGCGCACGATTTGATGACTGGTGGCATTATCATCGACGGTATATGGAATCGGCACAATGGAAGAAACTTCGCGCAGCTGTTCTAGAGCGCGATAATAATCAGTGTCAGGCGTGTGGTTCGACTGAGACTTTGCAATGCCACCATAATACGTACGAACGATTAGGCGCAGAGGACATGTCAGATCTCGTCACTCTTTGCACCAGGTGTCACACAAATCATCACATCGAACTAGATATGGAGCGCGAACGCGAACGAATATGGCAAGAAAATCAACTGAAAATCAACCAGCAATTACTCGGGTAGAAGAGAAGCCTGAAGGACTCCTGTGGTTACTCAAAGCGAGTGAGCATGAGATTCTCGAGCGTCTGCACCAGGACGGTGCAATCATCATGATTCATCCGGCGCTCGATGGCATCGTTTCCTATCGCATCGAAGAGAATCCAGCGCACGAACAAAAAGTGGTGCACGTCTGGCGTTAGATGTATAAATCATTTACCACTGCCTCCCACAGTGGTAAACCAAATAAGTAACAACACCAACAGAAGACCACCGGGTCGCATAGCCCCTGCTTGCAGGACGAAGCCTATGAGTTCGGGTGGTCTTTTGGTTTGTCAGAAATTGACGAAGCCGAAGCCGCCAAACTTGCCGAGCTCGTGCCAGTTTCGTTTTTTCGCGTAGAGTCCATCACCATCACGCTCGACTGAAAGTTCATCGGATGGTTCCGGCGATGTGTTTCCTTCGACCGTGTACACGCCCCACTCCTCGACTCTGGTCACGATGCCGATGTGAGCGATGCGACTGAGCGCGGAGAAGTAGAACAGCGCGAGATCTCCACGCCGTGGACGCTTCGTGGTTGTGCCATCGCGGATGTGTTGGACAGGTAACCACAGACTGTTATTCTTGAACCATCTCGACCAGTCTGGACAATATGCACTACGAGGAAAATTCTCGTCGTACACGATGCCGAGCTGTGTGGCTGCTTGCTTGTGGCGGAAGCGGACGTGTGCCGCGCACCACGGAGAGCCAGCAGGGACAGGCGGTTTGCAGGATGCTTGATACGCCTCGACTGCCTTCCCGCGATTCTCGCCGACTTCCTGGACGCCTATGTTCGCGATGGCCAGTTCAGTCGATAGTAATGCTATTCGGCGTTCATCCATGATGTATACTCCTAACGTCCAACCGGGTTCTAAACCTAATCCTCACGCCTCCAGACCCCTTCCTGGAGGCGTTTCCTTTTTCAGTCGTCAAGCATTCCTTGACAACTCACAAGGAATCCTTGTCACATCAACTTGTAAGGATTTCTTACAAGTTCACCATTTTTTGACGTCACCAAAAAGGTCAGGAGAACGTCTCAGCATCGTCGCTCGATGACACGATGGTGATTCCACTGGTCGTGTGTGTATAAATCAGATACACGACTCCGAGGCGCCAGTAACACGCGATCTCGTCATCGCTCACGTTGCCTGTCACCACGTTCGACGCAGCTGTGATGACGTTACCCATCGGGTCACGCTTCACGCGCTGGATGTTTGACGAGCTTGTGCGAAAGAAAATGTATTCCATTCCATTCGGGGAGACACAGACTGTTCCGTGTGCCCCGGTCCCGATTGTTGTTGCCACGCTGACTGTGTTCCCTTCGTCGTCGGTTGTGTACCGCTTTACTTCACCGCTGGTCGTGTCCACGATGATGATGAGACTCATCGCACCACTGTGCTTCTGGTACGCCAGGCTAAGACATTCAGCGTTCGTGATCGGCGTCGTGACCTCATCCCAGTTCGTTCCGTTATGTGCTCGCGAGTGGTATAGCTTCACGCCACCAGATGCAGTGATGACACCATAGGTCGCTTGCTGTGCTGGTGAGACATCCGCAGCGGTACAGTTTCCCGCGAGAGTTTCTTCGCGGAATACAGCTCTCTGACGCTTCGCGGAGTACATCGGATTGACACCGACACTCGATGCTCCGATGACGATGGAGTGATTCGCTTTGCCGAGTCCGTATGGTGAGCCGGTCTGGTAGTTTCCAAGCGCATCGAATGTCGAGTCTGTTCCCCTGGACGAGGAATCGCTCGAGAGCTGAAGCGTCACTGTTCCAGTAGTCGCTGGGTCTCCTGACGTATTAAAGACGATGCCATGCGCTGGTCCACGAAGGATGGCGCCGAATGGCAAATACAGCGCGGAGTCTGTCCCACCATTGACATCGAACGGGTCGTATAGGTCCGGAATAAAGTCGCCATTGATGGAGTCGAACAGCGTCTGAGCCGTGATGGTTCCTGTTCCAATCTCGAATCCATAGGCG